ACGAGTAAACGGAATCAAGACCGGCTATTGGTCCTCTGCCAAAAAGGACGAGCTGATCGCCAGACTGGCAGAATACGAGGATACCGGAAAGACTCCGGAAGAGATCCAGGGATTTGAAGAGACTGCCCGGAAAATGGTGGAGAGAACGATCTCTTTGCATCGGGAATTGAAAGCTGAACAAAGCAAGGATGAATGGATTCCTGTATGTAAAAAACTGCCAGAGCTGGAAACGTGGGTTCTGGCAACAGTAAAACGTCACCGCTGGATCAGCGACTACAAAGAAGATGTGCCGAATGATTGGAAAGTAGATCATCCGGAAGTGCTCTATGTTACCCTGGCAAAACGAAACGCTGAGGGTTGGTGGTACATCGACATGGAATGCGAAAGTTTCAATTATGACTTAAACCCGGAAGATTATGAAGGAAAAGAAGATTTAAGTTATCCATGGGTGGAGGTTCTTGCCTGGATGCCGCTTCCGGAGCTCTACGAGGACAATGAGAAAGGGAAGAGAAATGAAAAACAAAGAACTGATTGAATATTTGCGGAAATTTGACCCGGAAGCAGAACTGGCAATCATAGTGGTGGACATTAAGAAGAGAAAAAAGTATGGCGTTGTGACGAGCTGGATTACGGATGCTCCGGTTCCTGCCGTAGTCGCAAATCTGGTCGAAGAGCGTGATTTCGACAAAGAAGAGCTGCTAGCAGCAGAAGAGGAGGAAAGAGAAGTGGAAAGCGAGACAGAATGAAACAGCTGCACGGGTTATTTGATGAGTAGACGGGGAAGAAGATCCCAGGAGCCTACACGTATGCAGAGATAGCCAGGATGGCGGGGCGGACAATCTCAACGGTCATACTGGCGGAGTGGGACGAGGCGAGGGAAAAGATTTTCTATCCGACCAGGAGGATTGATAAAAATGGGAATAGGCATCTTAGAAAGAATCATTAAAAGGCGAGGTGGGAAAGTGAAGAAAAAAGAGGTTGAATGCTGCCGGAACTGCCGGTATTGTATAGAGTTTCCGATAGGCAACAGATACGGGGATATTGTCTACATGTGCGGCATAGATGGCTACTATCTTGCCAATATAACTGCCGACCGGAACAAGGTCGGACGCTACACGGTCGGTGGGAAAAGACTAGAATGTCGGTATGAAAGGAAAAAGTTGGATGAATTTGAGGAACAGGCTGAGAAGTGAGGACACAGAGCAGATCAATGTGATCCAGTGGGCGAGATGGCAGCAGGAGAGGCACCCGGAGTTAAAACTCCTGCATCACTGCCCTAATGGTGGGAGCCGGAACAAGGCGGAGGCGGTCAAGCTCAAACAGATGGGCGTTGTAGCCGGTATTCCGGATCTCTGCCTGCCGGTGCCGAAGGGCATCTACAGAGGTTTATACATAGAGCTTAAATATGACCGGGGCACATTGCAGGAGAGCCAAAAAGAGGTACTTCGGGAGTTGGCAGAGGTCGGGAATTACTGCGCGGTCTGCTATGGAGCGGACGAGGCGATCAAGGTCATCGAGGAGTATATCAATTTGTGGCCGATTGATGAAGGCGAAGGGAAAAATAACGATAGTATGAAGAATCCAAACTTGAGAATCTACAAGGATGGACAGGTCAAACAGATATCGAGAAAGAAGAATTACGAAAGAATTTAAAAATTGACATAGGAGGACACACATCATGAAAATTATCGCGGTAATGACCCAGAAGGGTGGAGTAGGAAAGACAATGACAGCCTCGTCGTTGGCTTATATTCTCGGAGTCGAGAAAGGCAAGCGGGTGCTCATCGCAGATGCCGACCAGCAGGGCAATATCTCCATGCTGTACGGTAAATTTGAACCGGAGGGGACGGGAATGTCTGAGTTACTGGAAAAGCACGCCTCCGTCGGCGGACCATATGACACGGAAGACCTGATAAAAGAAACGGAGTACAAAAACGTCAGCATCATTCCGGCGAACGGCTTCCTGATGCAGACAAACGCGAATCTCTTAAAGGACGAGCAGGACAACCAGATCCTTCGCTTCCGGATGGCGATCGATGATGTTCGCGATCAATACGATTATTGCATCGTAGATTGCGGCTTACTGATGGACATGACGGCGATTAATGTCCTCGTGACGGCGGATCTCGTAGTTCTCCCGGTTAAGGTTGGGGGGTTCGAGATCGAAGCAATCACAAACATGCAGGAGCAGCTGGACGACCTCCGGGCATTTAACCCGGACGTCCGGATGAAGTTACTCATGACGATGCGTCAGAAGAATGGGACGAGCTGCCAGGTGGAGGAATGGCTGAAACAGTCATCAGGTCAGGAATGTTTTGAGACGGTCGTCAGGCGATCGATCATCGCTGAAAAAGCCACGATGGAGCGCGTACCACTGCCGAAGTTTTCTAAAAACGGAATCGTGACAAAAGATTACAGAGCCGTCACGGATGAGTTGTTAAAGGATATGTAGGGGTAGCGGTTGCCCCTCCGGAAATGTGGATAATGTGGAAAAATACGGGGATAAAGGACAAGGAGGATAAGCAATGGCAGCAGGTTGGAGCGTCTTGGATGCGCTCAATAAAAACAGTAGGGCGGCAGCGGAGAATACGCCGAAAGCGAGGTTCCGGACGCGTGATATCAGCGTCGCAAAGATCTACAGCAACGATAAAAACTTTTACTCGATGCAGGATATAGAGGAGCTGGCAGACCTCATCCTCGCGGTGGGACTGATAGAGAATATAGCGGTTACATATGCCCCGTGCGACCGGGGAGAATATCGCATCATCTCTGGCGAGAAGAGATACAGGGCACTCAAGCACCTGATTGAAAGCGGTCACGCAGAGTTTGAAATCGTAACGTGTCAGATTCTGACACCGGCGGAGGAGTGTGAGGAGATGGTGCAGCTCATCATCGCCAACTCCTACCGGACAAAGACGGTAGGCGATCAGCTGGAGGAAGCGAAACGGCTCAAGGAATCTTTGCAGTACATGAGAGATCATGATCTGACATTGCAGGGAGCCAAGTTGTCAGGCACAAAACTCCGGGATGTGGTGGCGGGCGTCATGAGGTTGTCAGCAACCAAGATCGCGCAGATTGACGGCATCAATGCAAATCTGATTCCGGAGTTTGTAGATCAGTTAAAGGACGGAAGGTTGACGTTCTCGGCAGCTTATGAGCTCTCCGGGATGCCGAGAGAAGAACAGGAGGAGCTGCTGGCAGCGCATGAGGGCGGAGACGCGCCCACCTGGAAAGAGGTCAAGGGTGTCAAGAGACAGGAGCCGGAGCAAGAGCCAGATCCAGATAATCTGCCGGGACAGATAGAATTTCCGCGAGATTTTGAGGACGGCGCTGCGGATGAGCCGGAAAATGAGGGCGGATCGGAAAATGGACAGGAGTCAGACTCTGACACCAGAGCAAATCAGCCAGAGCAGTTAAGCCAGCCAGAGCCGGGGCAGGAGGATGATGCGATATGGCAGCAGGCGCACCCGGACAGCATCACATCGCTGTGCTACTCCTGCAAGAGATACATGGACTGTAACGTCAAGGCAAGCACCTGCGAACGCTGCGATCAGTATGTCAATAAGGTGGAGGCAGAGAAGACACCGGAGCAGAGATATGATGAGCAGCAGGCAGCCATTGACCGGGAGACAGCCAGAAAGCTAGAGGAGATGGAGCGGGACGAGAAGCTGAGCAAGCTCCCGTCAGAGACAGAAGAACCGATAAGCGTCAGCCTGTCCGTGACGGAATACACGGACATCATCGCCGGGAGAAAAAAATATTTGATATTAAAAAACATCAAGATAAAACATGGAATGGTTGTGACAGCGATCGAGATGAGCCAGGGAGAGCAGACGGGGAGAAAGATGGAACTTGCGATCGTCGGTGTGGATGATGCCAGCACATCCTCGGCGCTGGTAGATGGCTATTGCGTCGCGGGGATACAGAGAGTTTGAAAAGATACCAGAAGCATAGGAAAGGAGAAAAATGATATTTTTAAATTCGCCGTTTGAAATTCTGGATAAGGCATTTAAGAGCCTTTATCCAGATAAGGAGTATATAGCTTTTATGGGAGAGAACTTGGAAGATGAGGAAGGAAAAGCGGTATTTGGATATACAGAGTACCTTGACGGAGAAAAGCCGGTGATTACAATCGACGCCGGTTTGACCATCAAAGACGCGACAGAAATATTTGCACATGAGCTGGCGCACGTGGCAGCAGGGATGGAAGCAGAGCACGGAGAAAAGTGGGAACGGGAATTTGAACGCATCCAGAAGAAATACACGGAAATAGGAGAGGAAATGTTTAAAGGAGGAACATGGGGAAATGAATAAAGTCATCTTAATGGGACGATTAACAAGAGATCCGGAGGTCAGATATTCGCAGGGTGAGAGGTCAATGGCAATCGCCAGATATACGCTCGCAGTAGACCGCAGGGGCAGCAGGGACGGAGGCGGACAGACGGCGGACTTCATCCCATGCATCGCATTCGACAGAGCGGGAGAGTTTGCGGAGAAGCATTTTTACAAAGGCATCAAGCTCGTAATAACCGGAAGAATCCAGACAGGCAGCTACACGAACCGCGACGGTCAGAAAGTATACACAACAGAGGTGGTTGTAGAAGAACAGGAATTTGCAGAGAGCAAGAACGTGGCGGCAGAAAACGCAGGCAGTAGCCAGAACCCGCAGCCATCGAGTGTGACCGCCGACGGATTTATGAATATCCCGGACGGAGTAGAGGATGAAGGGCTGCCGTTTAATTGAGCAGAGAAGGGAGATGCGATAATGAGTTTGATGGGGATCATAGATTGGATGAGAAAGAAAATCATGGGGGAGAGCAAGAAAGAACCGCCGACAGTCACACCGATAGGACACGCCACTGATGAGCATCGGGCGGAGATTGAGGTGGCGAAGGAAGAGGAAGACCGGAAAGAGGCAGAAGTGCGAGGAGAAGCGTTGACGGTAGCAGTCGAAAAAGAAAAAGAACCAAGAGCCGATGCGAGAAGCTTTGGAGAGAGTGCAGGAGAGAATATAAAAGCATCGCCTCTGTCGCGTGAGCACTCAGAACGGATCACATGGCGGATGGCGGCAAATAACGATCGTCGGATGAGACACAGACCAATGATTAGGACGCGCGCATATATCAAAGCGGAGCGAAACGCCAGAAGGATGACATGCAAATGGATGGGCGGGAACTGGTGGAGGTAGAGGATGAAAAAGGAAAACGAAAGAGAGGAAATTCTGAGATGGCTGCTCGGCAGGATTTACCGGGCACGCCAGAAAAAGAAGCACCTTGATGAGAGGCTGGAAAAGATAAGAGCAGAGAGAAATGCCCCGCTTGGCGGGGTAAGATGCAAGCCGCTACCCAGAACGTCCGGAGAGGATGAGGGAGCGGCTAGAATTGTTTTAAAAATGTCGGAGATTGAGGATAAGATTTATAAGCAACAGGAAGAGATAGAGCAGGCGATCGTCTGCGTCATGGATATTCTGGACGAGCTGCCGTGGGATAGCTTGGAGCGGGAGATCTGCGAGATGCGCCACATTGATACAAAGCCATGGAAGGAGATACAAGACAGCATCCCGATGTCACGGAGTCAGTGTTATAAAAGATATAACAGTGCGATTGTTATGCTGCTTAGCAAGGAGAAAATCGAAAGGATAATTGAAGAGAATCGAGAGAGCTATGAGAAGTGGCAGGCGGACAGAGGGATGCTGTGGCAGCAGGAGAGGCAGAGAAAGCAGAATCAGAAAAACAAATGAAAAATGAGACTCAAACGGACATTGCATCGTGCTATTATGATAGCATGGAAAGCGAAGAGAAAGAAAGAGCATGGAGACGGGCTCAGTATAAAGAATAGAGACACAGGGGGACGCCCGGAACAAGGCGGTACCCCTGTTTTTGGGTTTTCTGGAGAGCCTGGGCGATCTGAAAAGGTACTTCCCCACCCCCCGGGAGCCATGCGGGGCGGGGAACGCGCAGCTTTTTTGCCGATAAAAGCAAAAAAAATATGGTACTTCCTTCCGCTTTTCCGATTCCCGGGACGGGAAAGAAATCTGACGATGGGAGGGAAAGACAGACAGCATGATTGTGAATCAAAAAGAATTGGCTCAATGCCTTGGAATCTCAGCGCGTCAGGTGCGAAATCTGCGTCAGGAGGGACTGTTTGAAACAGCTCCAAAGGGTCGCGGATACATCCTCGAAAACTGTGTCCAGGAGTACATCAATTTTAAAGTAAATGCGGAAATGGGACGCAGTGCATCGATCAGCAAGGAACAGATCCAGGCGCAGCACGAAGAAATCAAGAAACAGATCTCAATTTTGAGGCTTCGGAGGCTGCGGAGAGAGCTGCATGAGGCGGCAGATGTGGAGGCATTTCTGACGGACATGCTGACACGCTTTAAAAGCCGGATCCTATCCCTACCGACCAAGATTGCGATGCAGACGGCGGGGGAATCCGACATAAACCGGATTGTGCAGTCGGTCACCAAGGCGCTCAACGAGGCGCTGGAGGAGTTGTCGGAATACGATCCGGACGAAATCGACGGACAGGCGGCCGGAACCTTTGAAGAGATGGAAGAAGAGGACGAGGAGGAAGATGGGGATACATGAGTCAGAGAAGCAGAACCAGAGAAAAGACCAAACGGCTTTTTATGCGTGTTGCCTGCAAGGCTTTGAAGCCGCAGGAGATGCTGCTGGTTAGCGACTGGGCGGAGCGTCACAGAATCCTAGACGATTCCAGCAACCTCGCCGGGCGATGGTCCAACGACGTCACGCCGTACCTTGTCGAGATCATGAATACCCTAAACGATGAGTACATTCGCCAGGTGTATTTTTGCAAGGCGTCACAGATTGGAGGGACGGCGGCGCTGATAAACATGCTCTGCTACATCATCATGCAGCAACCGGCGCCGACAATGATCGTCTATCCGTCGGATGACTTAGCAAAAGACGTGTCAAACGACTTTTTAAAGCCGGCTTTTCGCCTGATTCCAGAAATTAAACAGATCTTTCTGGAGAACGCATCCAAGGAGCTGAAACTCAAATTTAAACCGATGCTGCTCTATCTGCGCGGCGCTGGCTCTCCGGCGAAATTGGCGTCTAAGCCTATCAAATATCTCTTTTTTGACGAGATCGACAAGATGGGCGGAGCGTCCAAAAAAGAGGCATCCCCGTACAACCTGGCGCTAGAGCGTACCAAGACATTCCGACCACAAGAAAAGGTGTTTGCCTGCTCGACGCCGACCTTAAAGACAAATTATATCTGGGATCTGCATGACAATGCGGATGAGGTGCGCCATTACTTCGTGCCGTGTCCACATTGTGGCGAGTACATCGAGCTTAAATTTAAGCAAATCATCTTTGACAAGGACGAGGCAAAGACCATGAGCGCATACGAGCGGGCACAGACAGCGGTCTATGTCTGTCAGGAGTGCGGCTGTGAGATTACAGACAGCCAGAAGCCCAAGATGCTGCGGGGCGGAGAATGGAGAGCGGTCAAAAAGCGCGGAATCGGAAAGCCGAAGTCGGTGGGATTCTGGATCAACTCTCTTTACTCCATGTTCCTGAAGTGGGCGGATATCGTCGAGGAGTTTTTAAAATCCAAAGACGATCCGGACAAGCTGCAGAACTTTGTCAATTCTTGGCTGGGTGAGGCGTGGGAAGATACCAAGCTCAAAACGTCGGAGGACTTAGTCATGGAGCGACAAACCGACCTGCCGGAATTTGTTGTCCCGGCATGGGCCAAGATGCTGACCGGCGGCGTGGATGTGCAGGAGACGAGCCTCTACTACACAATCAGAGCATTTGGAGATTATACAACCAGCCAAAACGTCACACACGGGCAGGTGCTCTCGTTTGCTGACATCGAGCGCGTCATGAATCTGGAGTATAAGACGGAGGACGGACGCAGCATGACGGTCGAGCTGGCGCTGATCGACTCCGGTTACCAGGCAGACGCGACCTACGACTTTTGTATCGACAATGGAGACTGGGCGACACCGGTCAAAGGTGCATCTAACCCGATGCGGGATAGATACAAAATCTCAAAGATTGACAAGAGGGATTCAAAAGCCTACGGGATGCAGCTGGTGATTGTGGATGGCGGTCAGCTTAAAGATTCAATCGCCGCCAGAATGCAGCGAGAAAACGGGACCGGCAGCTGGATGGTCTATAAGGATTGTGACGAGGAGTACGCAAAGCAGGTTACGTCAGAGCATAAGGTGTCAACAAGGGCAGGAAATGGCAAGAAGGTGCTCAAATGGGAGCCTAAATACAGCCACGCTGATAACCACTATCTTGACTGCGAGGTGTATGCGCTGGCAGCAGCGGAGATTCGAGGCGTCAGAAACTTGCACCTAGAAGCAGAGCCAGAGCGGCAGCAGCCGAAAAAGCCGGAAAAATCGGCGGAGGAGTCATGGATCGAGAGAAATGAGAACTGGATTTAATGGAGGGTAGCATGAGAGTTGTCAGAAAAGAAACGGTAGCAGGAAAGGATGTGCTGTTTGGGTTCAATGAAGTCGGCAGCCGATTTGTAGTCGCAAATTTTACGACAAGGGACTTGATCGCTAGATTTGGAGACGATGACAAGACGGGCATCGTAGTGCCAGCGCAGACGGCGAGGGTCGTAATCACGTGCTTGCAACCGCGAATGACGGACATCACAAACAAGGTCTATGTAAAAGCAGAGGAGACGATGGAGAACGGATGCGAGATACAGATGCTGGACTATTAATCGGATTAACATTTGGCAAGATGGCGTACATCGGTGCGGCTCCGGGGATCTATCGGTTTAATGCGACCGGAACAGAGACGAGAGGGCTAGAAACCGGTTTTGCAGCCAGGGTGGTGCTGACTCAGGGGAGCGAGCTGGAGGCATACATGGCGGAGGTCTTAGACCTGTACCAGTAAAGCGTGCTGCTGATGAGTCAGGAGCAGGAAACAGAAATACACGCGACATAAAGGAGGCACTATGGAGGGATTTGAGAGCAAAGAGGAGCAGCTCGCCACCGTCAACGAGGCAATCCACAAAATCATGGTCGGCGGTCAGAGCTACAAAATCGGCACCAAACAGCTCACGAGAGCCGACTTAAACACACTACTGAAGATGCAGGCGCAGCTGCGGGCGGAGATCGCGACATCCGGCGATCAAAACCTGTTTGGTGACACGGTGGTAGCTGTGTTTGATGGGAGGTACTGATGGGAAACATTTTAGATAGGGCGGTCGCGTGGATATCGCCGGAGGCTGGATGGAAACGTGAGAAATATCGCCAGGCACTCAGAGAGAGAGGATACGACGCCGCCGATCACGGAAGATTAAACGCCAACTGGCGGGCACAAATTGAGTCGGCTGAGGCCACTGACAGATACAGCCGCGACACGCTGAGAGCCAGGGCGAGGGATCTGGAACGAAACTCTGATGTGGCGAACGCGGTCTTGAGCGCATATAAACGCAATGTGTACGGCGCTGGATATCGTCTCCGAGTCAAGACGGGGGACGATGATCTGAACGGACAGCTGGAGAAGCTGTGGGAAAAGTGGTGCAAAGCCCGAAATTGTGATGTGACAGGCACGCAGAGCCTCAACGAGATCATGAGGATGGCGGTCCAGAGGAAGAAAGTTGACGGCGGAATCCTGATTTTAAAGAGATACACAAAAGAGGGCATGATTCCGCTCCAGCTCCAGTGCATCGAAGTGGATGAGCTGGATCTGAATCATATGGTGCCGCATGACAAGGCAAACCGGGTAGTCGGCGGAATTGAATACAACTCATTCAACAAGCCGGTTGGCTACTTTATTTGCACATATGAGATTGACGGCAGCATCAACACGGATCCCGTCTACGTCGATGCGAAACACGTGATTTTCTGGTATACAAAGACCCGCCCGACGCAGATCAGGGAGGCGACCGACCTAGCGCCTACGATGCCAAGAGTGAGATCGCTGGATGAGTTTATTCGAGCGATCGGAGTCAAAGAAAAAATTTTGGCGTGTCTGTCGATCTTTATCAAGCGGATTCTGCCACAGACCGGGCTCGGAATCGGCGGAAGAGGGCAGCGGACGGAAGACGGAAGATATGACTATGATGGCAAAACGGTATCACCGGGAATGATTATGAATTTAAACGAGGGCGACGATGTGGCGGTCGTCAATCCGTCCGGACAGTCGTCGGATGCGACGGCATTCTCAAAGCAGCACATCCGCTTGATCGCAGCCGGTCAGGGACTCTCGTATGAGACAGTCAGCCGCGACATGTCTGAAAGCAATTACAGCTCCGCACGCCAGGGAATGATCGAGGATGAGCTGACCTATGGAGAGGACAGCGAGCATCTGATCGACATCCTGACGGAAATTTATCAGAGTTTCGTGATCTCCTGCGTCCTGTCAGGGAAGGTCGTTATTAAGGACTTTTGGGACAAAAAAGACGACTACCTTGCTCATAAGTGGATAAAAGCCCCAAAGAAATGGATCGACCCGAAGAAAGAGACGGAAGCGAATCAGATCGCACTGAAAACTGGCCAGAAGAGCTGGGCGGACTTAGTGGCAGAACAAGGAAAAGACTGGAAAGAGATGATTGACGAAATAAAGGAGATCAAAGAATATGGAGACGCGTGTGGAATTGACATGATGGAGGTGATGTTTGGTGCCAAAGCTGGAGGAAAGAGCACAGCAGGAAAAGAAAAGTAATGAAATGATGGGAAATCTGGAGCGCTCGCTGCCGATGGAATTTAGGGCGGTAGAGGGTGAGGACAGGGTCGTCGAACTGTCGTTCTCGTCGGAAATCATCGTCGAGCGATGGTGGGGCGCGGAAATTCTGGATCACTCTGACGGATGCGTGGATCTATCGAGACTGTCGGAGATGGGATGCGTCCTGTTTAATCATAAACGGGACATCGTCATCGCAAAAGTAGAAAAGGCATGGATCGAAAATAACCGGGGAAAAGCCAAGATTCGATTTGACGAGGATGAGGAGTCAGACAAGATTTATCAAAAGGTCAAATCTGGCACACTCCGGGGAGTCTCGACGGGCTACATCGTTAATAACTGGGAGTCGGTATTGCCTGGAAAAAAGTCACTTGACGGCAGGTTCAAAGGACCATGCGAGATCGCAAAGCGGTGGATGCCGTATGAGATTTCGATCGTGTCTGTTCCGGCGGATGCGTCGGTCGGTGTGGGGCGCTCGATGGAGCCAGTAAACGGAATAACCGCTGACTATTACAGTCGGCAGTTAAAAATAAACAAAGCAAAAGGAGGAATTAACTAATGGGAAAGGAAGCAATCCTTGCACGGCAGCAGGAGCTGCTGGATCTAGCAAAGAGCCAGAACCGCGATCTGTCGCCGGAGGAAAAGAGAGAATGGGATGATCTGCAAGGAAAACTGGAAGAGCTGAGAAGCCAGGACCCGGGCGCAGATCCAGATCGGCAGAGACAGACACCGCCGGAGGGTGGGGCAGAGGGCGCAGCCGAGAGAGCGCTGGCAGCAGAACGCGCACGCTGCAAAGAGATCCGTCAGCTGTGCCGGAATTTTGACATGGATGACGATGTGGACGGCTACATTGATGCCGGAAACAGCATGGAGGAGGTCAGAGGCTTAATTCTGGACAAGCTGGCACGGACCGCCGCGCCGATTAACACTAAGGTAACAGCTGACGAGGGGGACAAATTCCGCGCGGCTGCGATTGACGGTCTTGCACTCAGAGCGGGCATGACTGTGGACAAACCGGCAAGCGGAGCCGAGGGTTTTCGTGGAATGCCACTGAAAAACCTCGCGATCGAGTGTCTGGCAAGAGAGGGACAGGACACGAGAGAGATGCTGCGGATGAGTGGAGATCAGCTCTACGATAACCTGTGCCGCCAGTTTTACAATCCGACCTCGGCGTTTCCGGAAATCATGGATCAGACCATCCGCAAGAGCATCGTGACGATCTACAACCAGGTGCCGACGACTTTCCAGCTCTGGACATCTAAAGGCACACTGTCAGACTTTAAGGAGTCAAAGGATCATGAGTACCTGATGGGTGGCCTGTCGGACTTCGAAAAAGTTGGAGAGAACGGCGAGATTAAGGCGGACAAGCCGCAGACGGTAATGCTGCCGACAAGAAAATTGGAAACATACGGTAAACAGTTTAGCATGACGCGCGAGGCGTTTATCAACGACGATATCGGCTTTTTATCCAAGATTCCGGGGCAGTATGCAGCAAAGGCAAAACAGACTATCGACAAGCAGGTCTACAGCATCCTTTACAGCAATGGCGCTACGTTTGACGGTAAGAAACTGTTTGGAACAGATCATAAAAACCTGATTGCCAAGGCATCCAAGCCGACCCAGGTATCCATGCAGGAGATGATTTTAAAGATGCAGCAGCAGACCGATCCGTTTGGAGAGGCGATCTACATCAACCCTAAATACATGATCGTGCCGGTAGGCTATCAGTTTGACATCTCCGTGATCCTCAACTCCACCCACGTTCCGGGAAGCGCAAATAACGACTACAACCCGATGGCAAATTATCCGATTCAGGTCATCCAGACCCCAGTCCTCAATGCGCTGGCAAAGGGCAAGGAGGTACCGTGGTTTATGGTGGCGGATCAGCTGTCCGCAAAGTCGATCCAGATCGACTACTTAAACGGTCAGGAGACCCCGATCGTGAGACGCATGGAAACACCGGGAACCCTCGGATTTGTTTGGGACATCTACACAGATTGGGGCATTTCGGTTCGTGACTTTAGAGGCATGGCAAGGAATAACGGAGTGACGATGTAAGGAGGTGTTAAACGATGGCAAAAGCAACCTATGTACAGGCTGGAAAGAAACTGGACTACCCGAACGGAACCGCAACGGCTATCGAGGCAGGTGACATTATCGCATTAAAAACCAGAGTAGGAGTCGCCGCGTGCGACATCCTGCCGGGGGAAGCTGGAACCGTCTGCATGGATGGAGCGTTTAAAATGCCAAAGACCGGCACGGCTGCGATCGAGATGGGCGCGGCTGTGTACTTTGACGGAACAGGAATCACAAATACATCGACATCCAACACACCGGCGGGATATGCGGCGGCAGCAGCGGCAGCAGCAGACACGGAAATCCTTGTCAATCTGCTGGGATAGTGAATGCACTGACGTGGTTTAGGCTGCACTACGGAGACCAAAAAGGAGCGGCTATGGGATTTAAGAGCATCTTAATGGACGATGTCAACAAGGTTTTTTTAAACGGCGATGAATTTGGAGAGCAGCATGCCATAGACGGAAAACTGATGACGGTCGTTGTGGATGGAAACGAGGTGGTCGAACGTAGCAAAAAACAGACCGAAAACGGAAGAACCGACGGTCTGTTTGAGCGCCAGATCATCATCTATGTGGCTAAACGTGAGTTTGGAAAGATTCCGGCGATTGGTCGTCAGTTGACGATGGATCGCCAGATCTACACTATCCAGGACTGCATCGATGAGGGCGGAATGTATTCCATCACACTGGGGGCGATCAGAGCATGATACAGATCAGCATTGATACCGACATGTACAACCGGATTGTCGAGGCGATCAAACCACTAGAAAAGTCGGAGGAATCAGTTTTTAAATCGGCTGTTAATAACACAGCCAAAAAGGCACAAAAAAAGCTGGCGCAGCAGGCTAAGAGCATTTATGGAGGAGGTGCCCCGAAGGGGATCCTGGGGCGCTCGTCCATTGATAAGGCGAGCGTCAAGAATACAAGCGTGCAAATTCTGTTTCGCTCAGAGCAGCATCGTCTGAACAGCTTCCGAGTCAACAAGGCGGGAATGACTACCACACCGATCTGGAAAAATGGCAAGCGGAAGAAAATCACGGTCAGGGCGGCGCAGCTCAAAAAGGGTAGGCTTAAAGTACTCAGCAACGCATTTTCCATTAATGCCCCAAACGGAAAAGATTTACTTGTAGTCCGGATAGGCGGCGGAAAAACCAAGGGACACAAGGCAAATGAGTGGGGCTACGACAAAGTAAAAGCGCTTATGGGATCGTCTGATAAGGTCATGGTTCAGAATGAAAAGGTATATGGAGCGGTTAGCGATGATATCGGGGAGCTGCTCCAGCAAGAGTGCCAGAAAGCCCTCGACAAGGCGCTCGAGAAAGGAAAGTAAATGGATTTTGTGACGGCAAAAACGCCGCTGTTTTTGCAATCGGCACTGGCGGCGGAAATTGAAAAGATAACCGACGGGATGCGCTTTTTTGAACCTCAGACCAATGAGAGGACGGAACGGCTGCGGGTGTACACCCAGACGCTTCCGAAACTCCAGAAGGAACCGGAAGAAGAGGGAGATGTCTATGCGATGGACTACACAGCAGAGACAGAGGAGGACGTGACCCGTAAGTGCCCTTGGTGCGTCGTTAAGATTGACAGCGGCACAGTCCAGGGACCGAACGAAAAGCAACAGGTTACCGTAGCGGTACAGTTTGCCATCTACGATAACCGTCCCGAGAATCAGGGACACAGGGACATTTTAAATTTGATATTTGCGGTCTATGAGCGATTTGCAAAGGATCCGGTCTTGGATCGTCAATATACATTTACGGGCAAGATTGACTGGGCTGTAGGGGATGAGGATGTCTACCCATTTTTCACGGGCGCGGCGGTCTTGGAATTTGAATTTGCAGGAATCAGAAGGGAGAGCAGGTTTACATGACCGAAAAAAAAGAAACGGTGGAAACTGTAAAGAAAGAATCAACAAAGATGTACATTGGACCGACATTTAAGGGCGTAGCATACGCCAGTGTGTACACCAACGGGCTTCCGGAGCTGCTGGCGGAAAAGGTGGAGAAATACCCGTTGTTTGCAGAGCTGATCGTTGATATCAACGATCTGGTAGCAGCCAGAAAAGCCAAGGATGATCCAGAGTCAGCAATCAGCCGATGCTACGCGGCAGCAGCTGAGATTATCGCGAAAGGAGAGTAAAAATGGCATTTAAACACGGAATTGAAACCACAGAGAGTGAAGTGGAGTCTATTGCCCCGCAGACGGGCAGCGCGGGATTCCAGGTGATCGTCGGTGTGGCCCCGATCAACTTAGCGGAGGATCCGGAAGCGGCGGTAAATACCCCGGTGATTGCCTATAGCAAGACCGAGGCACAGAGAAAGATGGGTTACAGTAGCGACTTTGATAGCTACACCATCTGTCAGTCCATCTCGGCAAACGGCGATCTGTTTAACATCGCCCCGTATGTGATGATTAACGTGCTGGATCCGAAAAAACACAAAAAAGAGCTCAGCAAAAAGACGGTCGCGGTCGTAGCTAAGACGGCGCACATCGCAGAGCAGGGAATCATGATGGCGACCCTGAGCGTCACGGACCAGGCAAGCACCAAGCTGGAAGTGGATAAGGACTATATCGCCAGCTTTGATAGCACTGGGGAGATCGACATCACTTTGTTAAGTAGCGGGAAAGGCGCGGCAGCAACATCCATCAATGTGACGGCGACACAGCTGGACCCGAGCAAGGTGTCAGAGTCTGACATCGTGGGCGGCTATGATGTGGCAACTGGACTCGAGACGGGAATGGAACTGATCCGCCAGGTATACCCTAAATTTGGCATGACTCCGGGGTTGCTGGTGTGTCCCGGATGGTCTAAGAAGCCGGTTGTAGCTGCGGCGATGGCGGCAAAATGCGAGTCTTTAAACGGTGTATTTACCTGCGAATGTGTGGTCGATATGGACACCACCACCGCCCGGGAATATTCTGGGCTGAAAGAGAAAAAAGAGGCCATGGGTGTGGCTGGAAAGCATCAGATCCTTTGCTGGCCGTTGGTTAAAAAAGGGGACGCAGTCTATAGCTACTCAGCAGTTTGGGCGGCGATGGCAGCTTACACGGATATGTCCAAAAATAACGACGTACCGTGCAAGTCTCCGTCTAATGAGCTGTTAAATATTGACGCAGCAGTTCTGGCAGACGGGACAGAAATCCTGCTCGACACAGCACAGGCGGAACTTGTTAACTCTTATGGCATCGTGACCGCGATCAATGATAACGGTTGGAGATCCTGGGGGAATGTGACTGCAGCATATCCGGGAGTCACGACCGTGAAGGATAAATGGATCAACTGTCGCCGCATGATGTCGTGGTACCGGAACCACATCATCCAGACTTATAAGAGTAAGGTCGATGACAATGCGAATCCGGTGCTGATCCAGGCAATCACGGACAGCGAGAATCAGTATCTAAACAGCTTGACGCCGGACAAGATTGCAGGCGGTACGATCAGCTACGATGCAGACAACACCTTGCTCACAGACGGAGAGGTGGCATTTAAGACGGATATCGCATTCTGGGGACCGGCGCAGCACATTACAGATGAGATTCGGTTTGACCCGTCAATTCTGACGGATGCAATGGGAGGTGTATAAGATGCCAAGATTTGATACATCAATAATTCCACAGGTCTTAAATGACTTTGGAGTCTACGACGGAGACGGAAACAAGGTTATCGGAGTCACAAACGATATGACGCTTGCAGAGGTCGCGGCCAAAACGGTGCAGATGGAAGGCGCCGGAATGAGTCCGATGGAAGTGGTGGTACTCGGTCTGTACGATGTGATAACACAGGAAATTCCGGTAGACACGCCATATACGCAGCTGATTAACTATCTTGATACTACCAAGAATGCTGTGCTTAATGTCAGAGGAGCAATCCAGACAGAGAATAGAGGAACAGGAGAGACAGACGCGATTCAGTTTAGATACATGGTTAGCGGAAAGGTCAAGAACCTCAGCCCTGGCAATGTGAAGAGAGGAGAGACGTTTGGCTCTAAAATCACGATGACAGTCAACCGTTTACTCATCGAATTAAATGGAGAGAGCGTGCTGGAGATCGACAAGATCTCGAATAAGGTGGTCGTCAATGGAAAAGATATCACTGCAAAAATTCGCAAGATGTGCTAATGGAGGGCAAGATGGAAGAGAACGAGAAAAAAGAGTCAGCAACCAAAGGAACCGAAGAGAAAGAGGAAATCACGGACGAGATGCGCCAGGAGCTCATCATGAAACTGGCGGATCCGTACAAATACGATGGCGAGGAGATCGTGGAGCTTGACATGAATGGACTGGTAGATTTAACGGCTGGCGATCTGTGCTCCATCGATCGCGAGATGCTGAAACGAGGCTATAACGGAATGCGAATGGACACCACGAGAGAGTATGCGCTGTTGGTCGGTGCGAAAGTCAATAAGAGACCCAGTAACTTTTGCGATCGCATGAGTGCGCGGGACAGCATCCGCTTGCGTGACATGGTGGCGACTTTTTTTTACGCGAGGGGATAGGAGATATAGACGCGATCCGGAGGTGTGTGGTTGGATTGGCAATTCGCACCCGGACGGGGCTGGACTATATGATGTCCCAGCCACTTGATGAAATAAAAAAAATCATAGAATGCTTAAAGGAGGGGTAGCGGATGTCGAGCAAAAAAGAGTACGAGCTGGCGGTCAAAATCGCCGGAATGGTGGATGCCTCTTTAAAGTCTTCCGTTGCCCTGACAAAAAAGCAGTTAAAATCCATCGCTAAGGACGCAGCAGCGGCAAACGCTGAGACGATGACGACCGAGGCAGCGCTCGAAAAAGCAGCCCCGGCGATAGATGGAGCCTGGAAGGGTCTGAAAACTACGGTTGCGACGGTAGCCAAAGTGGCCGCTGCAGGTGGGGCGGCATTGACGGCGATCGGAGCTGCCAGCATCAGCACCGGAAAAGACTTTGAGACGGCGATGAGCTCCTGGAAAGCGACGGCGGATGCAAACTCAGAAGAGTTTGAGAGAGCAAGAGCGGCGGCTATGGAGATGGGACGGACAACCTCAAAGACTGCCAAAGACTCAGCGAATGCTCTCGAATACATGGCGCTGGCCGGATGGTCTGTGGACGACTCAATCAAGGGTCTGCCGGGCGTCCTGCGTCTGTCAGAGGCGACGGAAATGGACCTTGCCAGGGCATCGGATCTGGTGACGGATTCTATGTCTGCTCTCGGTGTGCAGATTGATGATCTGGACGGTTACCTTAACATTGTAGCCAAGGCGAATAACAAATCAAACCAGACGGCAGAACAGCTGATGGAAGCCTATTTGGGCGTCGGCGGAACCATGAAGAACCTGCATGTGCCGCTGGCAGAATCAGCAACTGCGCTGGGTGTCTTGGCAAACAGAGGTATTAAGGCATCCGAAGGCGGAAACGCCATGAATGCGGTCATGATTAATCTGACGACCGGAGCTGGTCAGGCTGGCAAGAAAATGAAAGAGCTGGGGATCTCAGCGTTTGACAGCAACGGCAAGTTTAAAGGATTAAAAGAGACCTTGCAGACCGTAAATGATGCCGTCTCAGGACTGACAGAAGAGGAGCGAAACGCCGCGCTGTCTGCGATCGGTGGAAAACAGCACGTGGATGCCTTGAACGCGCTCTTATCAGGTCTGAATACGACGTTGGAGGACGGTCAGATCGAGTGGGACAACCTGAATGAGTCCCTGGAACACGCAGACGGCGCGCTGGAAAAGATGGCATCGACAAAGATGGACAATCTGGAAGGAGATCTGGAGATCATGAAGTCGGCGCTCCAGGATACAGGCATTCAGATCTATGACGGATTGAACGAGCCGCTCCGCGAAGGCATACAGTTTGCCACGGAGCAGGTTTATAAATTTTCTGGTGGGATTGCGGCAGCAGTCAAGGAGGGGGTCCCGACTGCCAAACGAGAACTGAAACAGGCAGCACAAGTCTTCGAGGACTTTTCAAAGCCGGTCATGGCGGTTGGCTCCTGGATGCTAGATCACCCGGATGTCATAGGCTCCGGAATCGCAGCGGCGGCAGCGACCATCACAACGGCAAAAGTTTCGCAAACACTTCTGACGACCGCTAAAGCGGTCAAGACCCTCGGAGCTGCGATGGCAGGAAATCCGGTGCTTGCGACAATCGGTGTAGCATCGGTAGCAGTCGGAGCGATCGCAGGAATTGCGGCACAGGCAAAGATCGCAAACGAAAAACTAAAAAAAGAAAACCTCAGTGAGCATTTCGGGACCATGTCCCTCTCGCTTAGCGAGCTGGACGACGTAGCCAGTAGAATCATTGACGACGGTCGCCTTACGAAGCTGAGTACAGCGATGGAGGAGTTTGACAAGGTCAAAGACATTGCCGGAAACATCCAGAAGAGCCAGGAAACAATGGACAAATTGAACTGGAAAGTCCAGATGGGGATTGAGCTGAATGCGGACGAGAACTCGTCCTACAAGTCATCGCTGGATCAGTTTGTCAAAGACTCCATCGATTTGGTAGAGCAACAGCAGTACGCGATGAATCTCAACCTTGATGTTTTGTTTGGCGGAAGCGAAGAAGGGACAGAAATCGAGGCACAGTTCAATTCCTACTACGAGAAACAGAACGCCAAGCTCCAGGAACTTGGCAAGCAGCTGGGCGAAGCTTATGAGAAGGGAATGGAAAACGGCGTTCTGTCAATGGACGAGACAGAGGTTATCCAGGGAATCCAGCAGCAAATGAGTGACATCACCAACACGATCGCGGATGCCAAGGTTGAGGCGTCGATGGAGGCGGTCACGGCAAAATATAGCGGCGTAAAACTGGATGCTGACTCGTTCCAAAACCTCCAGAGCGAGATGCAGGAGAAGCTGGACGAGGCATCTAAGACGTATGAGGATTCGCTCTCGCTCAACATCTACAATGCCAAGATGATGCTCAATAGTGGAGACATCGACCAGTCAACCTATGACGACATGGTTAAGACATTTACGGAGCAATATCAGGAGCGTATGGCGGAGGTACAGACCAAAGCAGGCGAGTTTATGACCCAGACGATCACATCCGGATGGGCGGATGAGATAGGGGAGGCTCTTCCGAGGGTGCAAGAGGCACTTGACGGAGTCATGGAAACGGCGTTTACAGAGATGGACAACAGCGACAACCTCGGGGAGATGTACGGCGATTATTTTACCGAAATTCTGACAACTGGAATAAATGCAGTAAACACGGAGGGACTGAGCGAGGGCAGCCGTGCGGCGATCCAGCAGCTGCTTGACAATATGGCACCGACGATCCAGCAGATGGAGGAAGCCAAAAGAAAGACGCTGCAGGCAGGAAAAGAAGTGCCGAAAGCACTCGCGGATGCGCTAAAAGACGTGGAAATGCTGGAATTGATCACCGGCGGGGCGGATGCGATTTGGTCCTATACGGGAGAGAAGATCGCCACAAGCGAGGAATACACGGCAACCTACAATAAGGTCAAAGAGGTGGGCGGAAAACTGCCGCCGTCACTCGCACAGGGAATTGCAGACAAAAAGAAGGAAATAGAGCCGGGAATCAACGAGCTCTATAATCATGTAAAGTCCTATACTCAATCTAAATTTAGGAGTCCGATCGATGTCTCTGTAAACATCAAGCCAAGTTATACAAGCACGGGAACGGGTGTGATACCAGGTCACGCCGAGGGCGGAATCTTTGATCAGCCGCATTTTGGGCTCCTGGCAGAGGCGGGACCGGAGGCATACGTCCCACTTGATAAATCTAAGCGGTCGGTGTCAATCTGGCAGCAGGCAGGTCAGGCACTGGGCGTCCTTGGTGGAAGTGGGGGAGCGCAGCCGCAGCAGGCGGCGCAGCCTATCACATACGCCCCGACTTATCAAATTTATGGAGCGGACGAGCAGACAGTCAGAAAGGCAACCAGAAACGACCAGGAACAATTTGAAATGATGATGGCGCGTTATCTAAGAGATCAGCAGCGCCTTGCGTTTTAGGAGGGACTATGGACAAAGCCTACATCACGCAGAGCGGTCAGACGTGGGATCAGATCGCTCTGGAGCTATACGGAGACGAGCATCACTGTGAGGCAATCATGGACGCGAATCCGGATAAACTGGACTATCTAATCTTTCCGACGGGCGTCAAACTGAAACTTCCGGAAGATGAGTCATTTCTGGAGACGAAGCTGTCCGAAAATTATCCAGAATGGAGGCGGATCTTAGATGGATGATCGACACGTGACCTTTGAGATCTTATATGACGGCATACCGCTGGAATGGGCGCCTGGACTCTTAGAGTCGATAAGTTACACAGATAACGCCTCTGGTAAATCGGACGACATCACATTGACCTTTTGTAGCCGTGCGACTGACTTTTTGAGCAAGTCAGGAGGCTTCCGGTTTGAGAAAGAGCACGATCTTGATGTGACGTACTATTTGCACAGCTGGAAACAGGAGGGAGACCTGCTGCGGTATCATTGCGGTAACTTTACCCTTGACACGGTACGGTTCACAGGCACGCCGAGGCAGTGTGTAGTAAAGGGCATCTCCATTCCGGCGGCAGAATCATTTACCACGCAGAACGTCTCGAAGACATGGGGCAACATCACGCTGCGGCAGATTGCGGAGCAGATGGTTCAGAAGTACGCCATGACAAACCTCCATTACTGGGGCGCGGAGCCGGTCATCGAAAAAGTGACGCAGGATAACAAGCCGGATAGCACATTCCTTGCGGAAATGTGCGAAAAACAGGGAATGTATCTCAAAGTTTATAAAAAAGCCCTGGTTATCTTTGATAAGGCGATCTATGAGGTTCGTGGAACCTCGTTAAAATTCCGGGAAAGCGATTTTGACGGTCAATATGAGTGGGAAGAGTCGCTGGTGGGAACTTACACCGGGGCAATCGTCTCCTACACAGTGCCGCAAAAGAAAAAGAATAGCAAGCAGCAGGTAATCACGGTAGGAGTCGGAACGGATCAGCGTCTCCTAACCATCAGCCAAAAAGCAGACAGCGAAGCGGAAGCGCTGAGAATTGCAAAAGCGAAAGTCAACGAGGAGAACGAGAAAGCCTGCACCATCTCATTCACGGCGATGGAGGATCCGGAGATTGTGGCGACTTGCAATATTGAGTGGGAGGACATGGGAATTCTGTCCGGCAAATACTTTGTTGAAAAAGTAACGCATAACATCTCTGGATCCAGCGGGAGCAAGATGAGGGTGTCTGGATATCGGATATTTAATAGACTGTAGGAGGTAGACATGGCAATCAGGATCGGGTTTGTAAACTCATTTAACGAGGCGGAGGGAACTGCGACAGTAAACTACCCAGATCGAGGCAATGAGGTGACGGGCGATCTCCTGGTGTTTTCCCCGCTTGGCTTGCCACAGCATTTAGCGGTGGGCGAGATGGTCCTGGTACTGCATCTGGACAGTGGATCAGAGGAGGGTGTCGTGCTTGGCGGTTTCTCCGGAGCTGAGTCAGGGGCATCTGTTAAGGTTTCCGGCGGCAGACTGAGTTTTAGCGATGCATCCGGATCGGCAACCCTAGGCGAGATACTGAGCGAGATGGGGGGCGATTAAATGGCAAAGATCGGAAACTGGGGGAGTGCGATCAAGTTTAAGGTAAATTCCGATAGCGTCCTCACGTTTAAGGATTTAAAGCGCAAACGCTCATACCGCCGGACGGAGCACAGCATCATCGGTGGAAAACCAAAGGTTGAGGGGCTGGGGCGAGATTTGGACAGTATCACTCTAAAGATTGAGCTCAACGCATCCCTCGGCGTGAGACCGAGGAAGGTCGAGGAAAAACTATGGAGAAAGATAGGACAGATCCATCCGCTTGTGGTTGGTGGTCGAAACATATGCAGCCGGGCGCAGCTGACGAGCTTGTCCGACTCATACGACATCGTGTTAAAGCGCGGAGAGGTCTACGCAATCACGATTGACGCAACTTTTGAGGAGTACAACTAACATGAGAGTGGTTTATCAATTTGGGGACAACATGGATCAGGACACGATGGACGACATCAAGCACTGTGTCGATAACATCCTCCGCATTCCGGAGGGAAGCATCCCCTTAGCGAGAGAATTGGGAACATCGTGGCGCACCCTATCCGAGATAACCCCAGACATGGAGAATGACTACGCTGTCGAGATAGTCGAGAAGTTAGAGACATATGAGCCGCGTGTGGCGGTAGATGAGATCACGTTTGAGCACGACCAGGACGCTGGGGAGACAACGGTTCGGATCATATTTGAGGGAGGCGGTGACGATGAGCAGTGATGTTTTAAAACCATTGGAGGAGTACCCAGATGTAAATTTTATTGACGGGTACACCCTGAAGCAGCTGGAAACAGACATGATCCAGTGGTATCAAGACAGATACGCCGAGCTGACCGGCAAGGAGATCGTCCTGTCAAAGGCAAGCACGGAGAGAATCAAGCTTCAGACGGCGGCGTATTATATCTTTTTTGGATTAAAAAAAGTAGATTTTGCGGGAAAAATGAATACCTTAAAACATGCGTTCGGGGACTATCTCATAAATCTGGGCGCGATGAAACAAATCTATCCGCGCGAGGCGACGGGAGCCACGGCAACGATCCGTTTCTGGGCGTCGGCAGTCAGAACGTCGGCAACTGGAATCCCGGCAGGCAGCCGAGTAACGGCGGGGGACGGTATCTATTTTGCCACAAACGAATACGCTGAGATTCCAGCCGGGGATCAGTACGTGGACGTGCGCGCCACCTGCATGACGCCAGGCACGGGCGGAAACATCTACGGTGTAGGGGATCTTAAATATATGGTCGATTTAGTTCCGATGATTAAATCAGCGGAGAATGTCACAGCGTCCGAGAATGGCACGGATGCAGAGACGGAAGAGGACTTAAAAGAGGAGATCTACCTTGCACCGGATGGCTACACATCCGGAGGCTCTGGAGCAGCCTACGAAAAGATCGCGCGTGACTACAACCAAACAATCGCAGACATTAAATCAAGGACGCCACAGCCGTGTGTCGTGGAGATTTTGTGCCTCCTGCAAGATGGGGAGTTGCCAGGCGAAGAATTCCTGTCTGGGTTAAAAGAGTACATGATGCAGCCGGGGCGGAAGATGCTGACCGACACGGTCATCGTAAAGGCTCCGGAGCGGTCGGAATTTGAGATCTCATTGACGTACTGGATCGGCCGGGCGAATAAAGCCAGAGCGGACAGCATCGGCGAGGAGGTCAAAAAGGCGGTCGATGATTATGTCCTTTGGCAAAAGTCAAAGATCGGGCGTGACATCAATCCGGATGAGCTGCAGCAGCGCATCAAGGCGACGGGTGTCAAGCGTATGAGAATAACAAAGCCGGTGTTTACCGTTGTCGAGGATATCGCGGTGGCTGACATTAAAGAGGATGGAATCAATGTGGTATACGGAGGGCTTGAGGATGATTAAGATCACGGACGGAGGACCAAAAGATCTCCTGCCGTCAGTCCTCAAAAATGAGCCGAAGATGCAGGCACTCAGTTATGCGATCGAGAGAGCGATGCGGCTCTTGCTTACCTTCAGCCGCCGTACTCTTATGTATGCGGCGATAGATGAGCAGCCGGAAAGCATCCTGGATTACATGGCGATAGAGTCACGTGCTCAATACTATGATGAGTCGATGGACATTGAGACAAAGCGGGCGATCATCAAAAATTCGCTTGCCTGGTACCTCAAAGCGGGTACACAGGAGAGCGTGGACGACCTGATCCGGACAGTGTTCGGGGAGGGCAAGTCCGTGCCGTGGTATGAATTTGGGGACGGTTCTGGAACACCAGGCACGTTTGACATCATCACCGGTGCACGGATGGAGCCGATGATGTATGAGCGATTTGCACGTATCATCGAAAAAGCAAAAAACAAGTCATCTGTCCTCAGATGCATCGCCGTTGAGCACACGGAGGAGACCCAGTGGGCGGCAATGGTGGCAATGAGCGCGGAAGAGCTGGGGATCATATCCAATGATATCCACATCGATGACCCGGAGCGCGCTACATTCCTGGCTGAGTACATCGGACTTAGCGAGGCGGCTCAGACGGAGGACAAGGTCATCGTGGGCGGGCTCGACACGACGATCGAGGACAACCGTCAGATCGTGCCGGTTTGCGCCCTGACGGCAGCATCGGAGCAGACGATAAGGAGTGAGACATGAGCATCTTTAAAAAGGCAATCTTAACCAGAGCTGGAAAGGCTCTGATAGCTAAAACTCAGGCAAAGCGGGGGACTACAGAATTTACAAAAGCGGTGTCCGGCTCCGGTGTGTGGGAGATGGATGAGGACTTGGAGACGGCGGACGAGCTGCGGGAGCCGGTGCAGGAATTTAACTTCTCTGGGATCGACATTCCGGACGGAAATCCGGCAACCGTAGTAGTGACAGTGATCCTCAGCAATAAGGGGCTGGAAAATCTCTACTATGTCACGGAGCTCGGAATCTACGCCAAAGATCCAGATGATGGCGAGGTGCTCTATGCGTTAATGGTAACGGATGAGCAGCGAGTCTATCTCCCGGCGGAGAATGGGATCGGAATTTCCAACATAGTAGAGCGCATCAATATCGAGGTTTCCAGCTCGTCCAATGTAGTCATGAGGACAGACACAGGACTGGTGTCAGCTACGGATTTTGTCGAGCTTAAAAAGCTGGTAAATCGGATGGACGCCGCTCTTAACGGAGGAGCGCCGGGACAGCTGCCATTTAAAAAGAGCAGTGAGGGCTATGACATCGAATGGCAGGATGTCGAGAAAAGCGCCATAACCAAAAAGAGGGCAGAATTTCCGGCGATTGGTGCCACAGATACGATCTACGTTGATACAGAGGATGCGGCGATCTATATCTGGAAAAATGGGGAGTATTTCAAGCTGCCGCTCGGCGCGGATGCGGCGGAAACCCTCCAAAAACAGATCAGCAAGAACACGGAGTCAATCAAAGCGCTGGAGACCTGCATGGTGAGATTGGAAAACAGATTTAAAGAGATCCATATCGTGGCGCTGGCGGATGCCTGGAAAGCCACCGAAGAGGATGGAGTGGCAATTTATACCCAGGAGATCGAAGCTGCGGTCAAAGCGACGCAAGGGGGGACAGTGTGGGCTGAGACTACAGCCACGACCCCAGCGGAGATAGTGGTGGAACAGGATGCACAGTCTGTTTTCTTCCGATTCGGTCGGGCGCTTACGGAGGACGGAAAGGTCGTGCTGACCTGCTACAAAAAAAGACCGGCGAGAGATTTCGGGCTGCTGATTGAGGGAGGAGTGTAGGATGGAGCTAAAAAAGATGACCGGAGGCGCGTCGGTCGATGTCGATGAACTGACAGCAACGCCGGAGAAGGTGCTAGAGAATGCGGAATTTCTGGGGCACGGAACAGAAGAACCCCAGAGTGGAACGATGCCGGATTTATCCTCCGCCAAAGGCTCCCCGACAATCGATGCCGGACAGGGCGATGTTCCGGCGCATCGAGCGGCGCAGATTGCGGCGGCGAGAAATTCTGAGGGCGAGGTTCAGATTGCCCTATCTCCGCCGTGGGGCTGTTATCCGGGCGACGGTCGGGCGTTTGTGTGCTGCAAGCCGGAAGAGCTGGGAATCGATCCGGAAAACATCCCAGCGGGAAAAACGATTTGCCTGATTGAGGGCACTTGGGGAGCCGATGCAGACTTTTCCGACGTCGATCTAAGAGAGGGGAAAGTGGCATATGGACCAGATGGGCGAGTGATCGGCTCTGGAGTAAATTGCGGAACAGTTTCAAAGATCCTGAGCGCTGGCGAAGAGTACAGCGTCCAGATGGGCTTTTACGACGGCGGAAAAGTGGTGGCAAAGGATCTCAAGTCACAGACACCTGGAAACCTTGAAGAGGATACTACGCTGGCGGGAACAGGCGGTTGGAGTAACGGAAAGAAAGTAAATGGTAAAGCGGCAAATCGAGGCGGCTCGCAAGTCTCCAAGAATGCCTATTGGCACAACCACACGGACGGAAAGATATACCTCATTAACTGGATGCCGGGAGGTTTTTACAGCGGATGGCAGAACAGCTCCGGGACTATGTGCGCCGAGGTGTGGCTTGAAAAGAAATACGTCGATTCTCTGATCGGGAAGGCGTGCATATCTGCGTTCTCGGCGCGAGGATTTGGATCTGGAACATCGGAGGGGTATCAGGAACAGAGCTTTACCATGCCGCGTGATGGAATGGTCTACTACGGCGGAGGAGCTGCCAGCTACGGAAACCGCGGAAGCACCTGCGAAATCCGGAAGAATGGCGTAGTCATTGACAGCCGGAACATCGACAGCGGCAATAGTTACGCCTGGCGCGGGACCATGTTTAATAAGTCGTTTGCGGCAAAAAAGGGCGATGTGATTAAAGTTATCGCAGATTGCTGGGCGGGAACCCATGCGATGGCGGATATACAGGCAACTATAGTTTATTGATTTAAAAGGGAGGTCAAAGAATGTTAGACATTTACAAAAACCTGTTGACCGAGAAGGGACGAGAACTGCATGCCAAAAGTTTAGCAGGCGAAAAGATCGAATTTACCAGATTCCAGCTCGGCAACGGTACATATACCGGCACTGAGAGCGCGGCGACGCTGGAAAAGATGCTGACGCTCAAATCCGGAAAGGACTACTTTGGTATCAGCAAGGTAGAGGTCGCGAACGAGTCCACTTGTAGATTGAGTCTGATCGCGACAAATAAGGACGTAAAAGAGGCTTACTACGTGACAGAGCTCGGCGTCTATGCCAAAGGCGGAGATGGTAAAGAAGTCCTTTATAGTATCATGGTTACAAAACCGGACAAGCCGGACTGGATGCCAGCCTATAACAGCGAGACTCCAGGCTCTCTTAAATATTATCTGTATCTCTCGGTCGGCAATGCCGAGAACGTGTCCATCACCATCACAGCCGGAGGAGTGGCAAGTGAAGAGGATTTACTGGCATTAGAGGAAAGAGTCCAGGCGCTGGAGGAGTCATCTGCGGCGATGGTAGGCATCAAGAGGATGTGCGCGGACGATGGCACGCCGCAGAGCAGCACAAAGTGGACGAGGATCGGTCAGGCAACCGGCGCAACTGTAGAGTTTGCACGCGGTAACGAAGATGTAGAGAACGACCTCATGAATCTTTGGCCGTACAATAAAATCAGACCGTGCAACCTGACGATGGCGGGGGAGCCGGTCGCATATCTGGGCGATCCGGATTTCGACTGGTACGGGAAGACCGGCGCGGCAGCAGGAACGTCTGTCATGGACGAGATCCCGACCGATATGTATTACTCGCACTATTTTGCAAAGGACAGCACCGGTCAGAATTGGGAATATAAAATCATCGCACAGACAGATCGCTACCCGGCATCCGTGAGTGTCAAGAACCTCATGCAGAGAGCGGATGGAACGAAGCCGGATCACTTTTATTTCCCATGCTTCTTGGGCTACGTGGACGCAGCCGGTCATTATATCTCGGTAGCCGGAGTGCTCCCGACTTATAACACATCCTGCACAAATTACCGGAATAAAGTCAAGACAAACGGTGATAACTGGCAGATTATCGACGTTTGGGCGTGGGAGGTATTTACGGCGTTGCTGGATATCATGTCGGCAGACTCAAACGCAAGAGACACCTATGGACGAGGTTTTTCGGAGTCGGGCGGAGCGGCATATGCAGCATTAAACACAGCGACCGGCACCAATACGGTCACAGTAAAACAGGCAGACGCTACCAAGTTTGCGGTCGGTCAGATCGTCAACATTGGCACGGCGATGTGGAATGCTTCCATCGCACAGAATAGAGAAATCACAGAGATTAAGACCTCAACGGCGGTAGATGGTGGGATCGATATCGTGGTAGATGGCGATGCATTTAATGTGACTCCGGAAGCGATGATTTGGAGAGGCTGCCAGCGGACTGGAAGCACAATCGAAATGGCATCCCCGAATGGAACTTGTGGACCGAATGACGGATTGCATTCGAACCGCTGCCTGTGGGTGGAGGACTTCTTCGGAATGCTCCACACGGGTGTGGATGGTCTGAACCTCAAATTTAATGAGACAGACTGTGTGCTTGAGATGTACGTCTGCAAAGACCCGTCAAAATACAGCGACGCCTACGAGGACTACACAAAACTGGATCAGAGCCTGCAGTTAAATCCGGACAGTAGCAACAATTTTGAACTGTCTGGATATATCAAAAAAGAGCATTACATCAAGGACTATCCGCTTTTATCAATGCCGGAAGTAGTAGGAGGCGGAGCAGGCTCAGGAAGCTATGAAGCTGCGAATTGCTGGAAAAATAAAAACGGGCAGCGCCCGTTCTTCGGCGGCGCGTTCAACTCTGGCGCGTACGTCTCGCCGCGCTTTCGCAACTGCCTCAACGGGTTCGGGGGCGCGTCCTGGCACTTCGGCTCTCGTCCTCTGAAAAGATAACCATTTGAGGGGGACTACGGGGGAACCCTCCCCCGTTAAAAAGTAAAGCCAAGTAATTTAATTAAAATACACAGGGATTCTGTGGGCGAAAGTAGGCTGTTTTCCCCGTTCTTCGGCGGCACGTTCAACAATGGCGCGAACGTCTCGCCGCGCTATCGCAACTGCAACAACGGGTTCGGGAACGCGAACTGGAACTACGGCTCTCGTCCTCTTTCTGATTTTGTTTTTTAGATATCACCTAACTTTTGATAGATGATGCGCCCCTCTATCCCTTGCCACTTGGCAAAAATACGACCGATAAATGGCGCGGGCTAGTAGGTTAATTCTCGACCGTCCGCGAGGTCAGAATAAGAGGTAATTTACCATTGCACCAACAAATACAAATGACAAAGAGCCCGATCCGTACCAAGCGGGCGGGCTATCTATACGAGCAGATTTGCGATTTAGACAACATAAAGCGAGCAATCTGGAAAGCCTCCGAGAAAAAGCGGAGACAGCGAAATGTGAGGCATATTCTCTGGAGGTTGGATCATTATGCGGAAGTTATCCGGGATATGCTGCTCGGTCAGGCATATGCCCCGTCAGAATATGCATACAAGACCATCAACGATGGAATCCGCCAGAAAAAGCGGAGGATTGCAAAACCCAGATTTTTCCCGGATCAGTGCATTCATCACGCACTAATGCAGGTAGTATCCCCGTGTATCTTAAAAGGGATGTACTACTATAATTGCGGTTCGATCCCAGGGCGGGGAGATAAGCGCATCCGGAAAGCGATACGCAAACGAATCCGGAAGCATCCAGACAAAGTTAAATACGTCTCCAAGATGGACGTGCATCACTACTATGAGTCAATCGACCACGAGGTTTTAAAGGCGACGCTCGCCCGGAAGATTAAGGACAAGCGGGTCCTGTGGCTGTGTGGTGTGATTATAGATTCCTGTCCGCAGGGCATCCCGATTGGGAACTACACCTCGCAATGGTTTTGCAATCTCCTGCTGGAGGATGTAGATCACAAAATCAAGGCGTTTCTTGGTAAGGACTACGGCTACTATCGCTATATCGACGATATGGTGCTTATAGGACCCAACAAGCGTAAGTTGCATAAATGCCGGACAATGATCGCCCAAGAGCTCGCCAGGAAAAACCTGACGATGAAACATGACTGGCAGGTGTTCCGGATGCGGAGCAAGACGACCCGGAGAAAGTGGGAGGCGTTCTGCAGGCTCCCGAACCGGGAGAACTGGAGGACGTATAAAAAGAGCTGTCGGGCGCTGGACTTCCTGGGCTGCAAGTTTTACCCGGACGGGCACCTGGAGCTGAGAAAATCAATCCTCAAGCGGGTTAAGCGTAAAGCCAAACGGATTTGCAAGCTCGGGAGTCATGTCAATGCTCGGAACGCTGCCGGAATGATGGCGTACATGGGAAGGCTGCATCACACAGACTCCGAGATGCTGTTTAGATCAGATATCCAGCCGTACATAGGCGGCACTATCAAATTAAGGAGGATCATAAGCGATGAAAGAAAATTACAGCGAGAAACCGAGGAAAACGTGGTTAGAGGTGCTGCATGAGATGCCCGGAGGGGCGGCGGTAGCCCATTTTTGCGAAAACATTGAGGAATATCGGGACGAGGACGGGAACACCGCCTACAGGGCAGATCATTACGCCCTGGAAACGTCCTACCGAGTCGGTCTGGAAGAAACGATTGAGAGTAACCGCGAGATCTGGCTGGAGGCAGCCAAGAAACGGGAAACCCTGGAAGAAAACAAGACTCTGAAAGCCAGGGTAGAAGAGCTGGAGACCACGGTGGCGGGTCAGGACGAGGTGATCAACGAGTTAATCATTGCACAGTTAGGATAGGAGGGACAGACCATGTATGAGAGGTTAAAAAAGCTCTATAAAGAGGGCAGACTCACAGAAGCGGCGCTTAAAAATGCCGTCAAAAAAGGGTGGATCACTGAGAACGAAATGAAGGAGATTATCGCGGCAAAAAATGAATTTGTTTAAGATACTCGACAAGATGTGCGAAGTAGTCTCGATCATGTCTGATATCGTCCGCAAACAGCAGGCAGTGATCGAACAGCACGGAATAGAGATAGACGATCCGGAATTGGACCGGCAGCTTGAGAGGGTTGATAAAATCCTAGACGAGGAAGAGCTGGAGGCTAGGAATCTATGAGAGGAGGCGTTATCATGAAAAAAATATTGATGTGGATGTGGGGGGACACCCTGGAAAGGATAGTAAGGGCGTTAGCGTATGACGACTGAGCAGTTTTTAGAGACGCTCCTGGTAGCTATGGTAGGGTCTGGCGGCGTGATTGGGATCATGTTTAAATTTGCATATAGATATCTCGACAAAAGATTGACTCAAAAGGAGTTAGAGGATCAGGCACGTCAGAAAGAGAAAGAGGAACGTCTGAGAATCAATGACAAGATCCAGCACCGGCAGGGGCGTTGCTTTTTTTGGATTTACAAGGCGATCGTAGACGGTCGCCACAACGGAGACCTGGAGGAAGCCTTTAAAGACTTGCAGGACGCAGAGAACGAGAAAAAGGAAATGGATCAGCGGATCCTTGCCAAACATACGATCGATGATTGAGAGGAGAAAACAAAATGAAAAAAATTGATTGGATTAGAAAATTGACAAGCAGAAAATTGTGGACGGCAGTTGCATCATTTGTGTCTATGATGATCGTTGCAACCGGAGGCACAGAGAATACAGCGACACAGGTCACAGCTATCATCATGGCGGGCGCGTCGGTGGTAGCGTACATCATCGGCGAGGGACTGACCGATGCGGCGAGTGTCAAGATTGACGAGGCTCAGGCGCTGGAAGGTGTGACGGCAGATGTCATCCTCCCGGAGGGTAAATAGATAGGAGAATGAGATGGTAAAGATCGGAAGCGCAAGAAGTAACGAATTTGGAGGCATCAACGGCGGACAGCCGGGCGACCAGAAAGGCGGCGCGGAAGTCAGCATCCAGGATTGGTATCTGCACCCGAAGGGCTGGATTGTTATTCGTGCAAAGGATCCGGCAGTCAGAAACAAGATCGCAGATGATATGGAGGCTGGATGCAGAAACGATCACCTCGGCTACGGCCAGAATCACCGCGACACTGCGCTGGTAGCCGCCAAACCATACGGGTATGATTTGTCTAAGGTCACGAAGAACGTAGAGGTAGACTGCTCCAAGCTTGTCCAGATCTGCTGTTTATATGCAGGTATTAAAGTGGGAGACTTCTCGACCGGCACGGAGGTGGCGACACTGAGAAAGACAGGGGCATTTGATGTGTTCACGGATGCCGCACACTGCCAGAAGTCGGACAATCTGGTGCGAGGCGATATTCTGGTAACAAAAACAAAGGGGCACACGGTTGTAGTCACTTCTGCAGGCAGGAACACGCACACGGCTGCGGTTGCCGAAGGCAGTGTAAGCATTGACAAGGCAAGATCCTCCAATAGTGCGATCGCTGGTACATATACAACCACGGCATCCCTTAACATGCGGAGCGGCGCCGGAACCGGAAAGAAGATCATCGCGGTGCTGAGCACTGGAACCAAAGTCAGATGTTATGGATATTATACAGCGATCGCTGGTACAAAGTGGTATCTGGTGTCCGTAAACGGAAAGACCGGATTTTGCAGCTCAAAATATCTTAAAAAAGCATAGTAACCCGCAAATGAAAAGTCGGCAAGGTGGGGAGCCATGCCGACTTTTGAAAAGGTGTGTGCGGAGGTCGAAGCTACCCCCGCATATAATAAACGTACTACAGAGCAGATTTATAACCATTTTCGCGAGCTTGCGGAAATGGTAAGAATAAGGAGCCGATGAAAAGTAAGAGTTACGAGGAATTTGTAGAAAAATTTAAGCCGAAGAAAACAACAGATGACTGCTACACACCGCCAGAGGTCTATGAGGTAATCAAGGATTGGGCGTGCAAGAGGTACGGCATCCGTCAGGAGAATATTATCCGCCCGTTTTATCCTGGCGGAGACTACCAGAATGCGGAATACCCGAAGGACTGCGTGGTGCTTGATAACCCGCCGTTTTCAATTCTAACGAAGATATGCGAGTTCTATCTTGATAGAGGAATTAAATTCTTTCTATTTGCCCCATCACTGACCTGCTTAAACGTGGTGAAGACTTGGGAACGGATGAATCACGTTATTTGTGACTGCAATATCGAATACGAAAACGGCGCGATCGTGCGGACGTCATTTGTCACTAACCTCGATCCGGATATCATAGCACAGACGGCGCCGGATTTGACGCGCCTGGTAAACGATAAGGCGAATGAGCTGCGAGCTACGAAGGTAAAACAACTTCCTAAATACGATTATCCGGATCATATTGTCACGGCGGCAATGATGCAGAGATATGCCAAGTACGGTGTAGATTTTAGAGTGGCACGTGGAGAATGCACTAGAATCACGCGCCTGGATGCTCAAAAATCAAAGAAAAAGGAAATTTTCGGAGGGGGGCTTTTGCTGTCTGACCGGATAGCAGCGGAGAAGGCAGCAGCGGAGAAGGCAGCAGCGGAGAAGGCAGCAGCGGAACGCTGGGAGCTGTCAGAACGAGAAAAAGAAATAGTTAAGATGCTGGGAACGGCGGAGGAATAAAGAGAGAACCGAGTGGGGAGCGACCTGCCCGGTTCTTTTTTTCTAAGTTGAGTAAAATATATATTGACATATTACGCAATATATATTGACATATTACGCAATATGTTGTATAATAAAGACAGTTAAGGGAAATACATAAAACTTAACAAGTACCTGGGCGGCAGAGAAAGGAGAACGACATGGAGGATATGGATAAGAAAGAAATTAAAGAAGTCATTGAGTGGTGTGACGAGAAAGGGCATAGCGAACATGAGATTTTGGATTTAATCCGAAGAATTGTGGATGCAAAGCCAAGAAATGAAGAAAAGCCTAATAAATAGGCTTTAGGGATGCAGAAAGGGCGGCGGACTTGCCAAAACCGCCAAAACTGTAGAATCTATTATATATCATAAGGCAAGAGAAAGGAAGAGGGCAACGGATGCCAAAAGTAAAAAAAGAGTTTGATCAAGTGAAGTATCAAAATCAGTTTATAAACGAGAGATATGATCGTATTAATTTGACTGTACCAAAGGGTGATAAAGCCCTTATTAAGGAAAGGGCAGCGGCAGCCAAGGAAAGCGTAAACGAATATATAAATCGCGCTATTAAACAGAGAATGGAGAATACAAGATGAAAAAATACGAATTAAGAGCAAGAGAATCCATCAAACCAGGATGTATAGGAGAACAGCTGGAGTGCCGAAGAAAAATGAGCAACGAATAAAATTTATCGGGGAGGGCAACCGCCCCACCAAAAAGAAAGAGAGGGTCAAAAAAATGAAAAAAGAAAAATTATACAAGGCATCGGAAAAATTTACAATTTACCGAAATTATGGAGTGCTGAGCAAAGAAAAAAGAAATGTATATACATTTGGAGGAGAGGCCGGCACCGCGACATGCTCTGACAAGATGATTGTAAGACTCCCAGAGAATGACAGCTTCGAAATATATGAAACGGTTTCCGGCTCTTTGGCCGTTGAGTCTGCATGGGGGTGGAACTATGATATCAATGATATCTTACAAGGAAACGAAGACCCTTGTTTTTATGCTCTGGACGACAGCCAAAAGGGGCACAGAGTAAAACTCGAAGTGATTGAGTAAATCAAAGATAAAGATAAAACAAGATTTGCAAATGTATTACTTTGTTTCAAATGGGGCTATTCTGGCGATATAAAACCAATGCAATAATCATCAGAGTGTTAAATTTGGAGATTGAGGCAAATATCACACGAAATATCACACGGAGTCTGTTTTTGCCTTAAAAATAAGGGAATTGAGTCGGGTTCGAGTCCCGTCTCGCGCTCTTTTTTATTATTGCGGAAGCTTTGATTCATCAGGGTTTCCGCTTTTTTGCATTTTCATTTTTATGTAGACAGTT